CCGGTTCAGCATTTAAGAAAGTGTACTACGACCCAGCTCTGGGGCGTCAGGTGTCTATGTATGAGGCAGCAGAAAATGTTGTCATGCCATATGGCGCATCAAACATCTATACCGCCGAGCGCGTCACTCACATGATGCGTAAAACTAAAAACGATATCAGGAAACTCCAAGTAGCGGGGTTCTACCGAGATATTGACATGGACGATCCGGTCAACATGCCGACCGACATCGAGAAGAAGAAAGCTGAAGAGCAAGGATATTCGATAACGGACGATGACCGGTATCAGGTGTGCGAGGTGCACGTTGACTATAACCTGCCGGGATACGAGGACCCTGATGAGATCGCCCTGCCATACGTGATTACATACGAGCGCGGGACTCAGACAATTCTGGCTATCCGCAGAAATTGGAACCCGGACGACGAGCGCAAACTCAAGCGCCAGCACTTCGTGCAGTATAACTACATCCCCGGTTTTGGGGTGTACGGTATGGGGCTGATTCACATTATCGGCGGATACGCACGCGCAGGAACATCTTTAATCAGACAGCTTGTCGACGCTGGCACGCTGTCTAACCTGCCGGGGGGCTTAAAAACCCGTGGGTTGCGGGTTAAAGGTGACGACACGCCGATTGCTCCGGGCGAGTTCAGGGACGTGGACATCCCAAGTGGCGCGTTGCGCGACAACGTGATGCCGCTGCCGTACAAGGAGCCGAGTCAGGTTCTGGCTGGGTTGCTCGATAAGATCACGGAAGAAGGTCGCAGACTTGGTGCGATATCAGATATGAACATATCTGACATGAGTGCAAATGCGCCGGTTGGGACTACGCTGGCTCTGCTTGAACGCACGCTCAAAACGATGTCTGCGGTCCAAGCTCGGGTGCACTACTCGATGAAGGAGGAGTTCAAGCTCCTGCGCGACATCATCCGTGACTATACGCCTACGGAGTATGGCTACGAGCCGGACTTCACCAAGGACCGCCAGATCAAGCAGTCCGACTACGACATGGTGGAGGTCATCCCGGTCAGCGATCCGAACAGCAGCACGATGGCGCAGCGCATCATGCAGTACCAAGCTGTTATGCAGTTAGCGAGTTCTGCTCCGCAGATCTATGACCTGCCACAACTGCACCGCCAGATGATCGAGGTGCTGGGCATCAAGAACGCGGACAAGCTGGTGCCGGTCGAGGACGACGAGAAGCCACGTGATCCGATCAGCGAGAACATGGCAATTATTAAGGGTAAACCCGTAAAGGCGTTTATCTATCAGGACCATGACGCACATATTGCAACGCACAACGCGTTTATGCGGGACCCGATGATTGCGCAGCAGATCGGCCAGAACCCACAGGCTCAGATGTTGATGGCTGCTGCTCAGGCACATATCGCCGAGCACTTGGGTTTCTCGTACCGCAGACAGATTGAAGAACGGATGGGCGTGTCGATGCCTGAACCCGATGCAGATATGCCGCCGGATATGGAGGTGCAGTTGTCGCGGTTGGTTGCTCAGGCCAGCCAGCAGTTGCTCCAGATTCACCAAGGTCAGGCGGCTCAACAACAGGCGCAACAAGTGGCACAAGATCCCCTCATCCAGATGCAGCAGCAAGAGTTGCAGCTCAAGCAGCAGGAAGTTCAGATTAAAGCGCAGAAAAACCAGAGCGAGGCTCAGATCGCTGAGCAGAAGCTCCAGCTTGAGCGCGACCGGATTGGGGTCGACGCGCATATCCGCGCTGCGCAGATTGCACAGACACGCAACAACCCGAGAGGTGGATAAATGGATGAACGCTTGTTGAACTATTTAAAAGAACGCAACCAAAGCAGACGGCAGTCCATAACGGACTTCCTCACTGACGGAGGCGCTAAAGACACTGCTGAGTACCGAGAAGCGGTTGGAGTTATTAAAGGTCTACTCCAAGCGCAACGAGACCTAGAAGACCTTTTTGAACGCATGAAGGAACACGATGAATGACGCCGTAGATCTGTCGCTTGTACTAAATAAAAGCGAAGAAGAAAAAGCCAGACAACTTCCAATCCCCAAGGGTTACAAGATTCTTGTCACCTTGCCGGATGTTGAAGAAGAGTATGAGAACGGGATTCTCAAAGCCAATACAACTGTGCACTACGAACAGCTTCTATCTAATGTGCTGTTTGTGGTTGAGCTGGGCGATATGGCATACACGGATAAGCTCCGGTTTCCTACGGGTCCGTGGTGTAAGAAAGGCGACTTCATCATGTGCCGTGCAAACACTGGTACGCGGTTCAAGATCCACGGGCGTGAGTTCCGCCTAATTAACGACGACTCTATTGAGGCGGTTGTTGAAGATCCACGCGGCGTTGGTCGCGTAAATTAAGGGGGCGCTATGAGCGAGTTTAAATTTCCAGATGAAGCAGAAGCCTCCGCTAAAGAAGACGAGTTTGCGTTTGAGGTCGAAGCTGATGACGACGACGTAAAAGTCGAAGTCGTTGACGATACGCCGGAAGAAGACCGTGATCGCAAGCCGATGGCTGAACAGCCTGACGATGTGACCGAGGAAGAGCTTTCCAAGTATAAAGATGTCAAGCTGCGTGATCGGATTGCACATCTTAGCAAGGCTAGGCACGAGGAACGGCGAGCTAAAGAACGCGCTGAGCGCGAGCTTCAGGAAGCTGTGTCTATTGCACAGCGAGTACTTGCTGAGAACGAGTCGTTAAAAAACAACGCGGGTAATAGCCAGAAGGTGATTCTGGATCAAGCCGCTACTGTAGCCTCCCGCGAGATGGCGGAAGCTAAACGTGCGTACAAAGAAGCCTATGAAGCCGGTGATTCGGAAGCATTGGTGAACGCACAGGAAGCTATTACATCAGCAAAACTAAAGGCTGATCGGATTGAGATCGCAAAACAAAGAGCTTTACAGGAAGTAAAAACTCCTGTACAAAATGTTCCTACACCTCAACCCCCTGCGAGAGAGGTGCCGGTTGATGATAAAGCCGTTCGGTGGAAAGACCGTAATAGCTGGTTCAATAAAGACCGGGAGATGACAGGCTTCGCTCTCGCAGTGCACGAGAAGCTTGTTGACGAGGAAGGGATTGATCCTCGATCTGACGCTTACTACGAGCGCATTGACGCCCGTATGCGTGAGAAATTTCCAGAGAAGTTTTCAAGCAACCCTAAGCGTTCTAATGTAGTGGCACCGGCAACCCGAAGTACTGCGCCTAAAAAGATCGTACTGAAGCAAAGTCAGGTATCGCTTGCTAAACGCCTCGGAATCCCGCTTGACCTTTATGCCAAGCAAGTTGCATTGGAAATGAGAAAGGAACGTGAAAATGGCTGAGAACAAATTGACCACCCAACTTCGTGAAGACCGTGACCTTGCTTCCCGCGTAGCTGCGGAGCGACCAAAGCAATGGGCACCGCCAACACTGCTACCCGACCCCAAACCGCAAGACGGCTGGGCTTATCGGTGGGTCCGCATTTCGACTCTTGGTCAGAACGACCCTACTAATATCTCCGCAAAGCTCCGCGAAGGATGGGAGCCGGTGCGAGCGGCGGATCACCCCGAAGTCCATGTCTACAGCGATGCAGATGGTCGCTTTAAAGACAATATTGTGATCGGTGGGTTGATGCTCTGCAAAACACCAGTCGAGTTTACTCAACAACGGGATGCTCACTATCAAAAGCAGACCGATGGTCAGATGAATTCGATTGATAGTCACTTCATGCGCGAAAACAATCCGAAGATGCCTCTTTTTAAAGAGCGACGGTCTGAGGTGAGTTTCGGTAAAGGCAGTTAACTTTTTTAGGAGCTTTAAATGGCTTACCCGACCATTAACGGCCCTTACGGGCTAGTGCCGGTCAACCTGATGGGCGGTATTCCGTTCGCTGGGTCTACCCGGATGATTCCGATTGCGCAAAACTACGCGACAAACATCTTCAACGGCGACGTTGTTGGTCTGTCTGGTGGTAACGCAGTCATCACCCCTTACAACGCCAATAGCTCGTCTGCTGCCGCAGCGGGTAATATTGTTGGTGTGTTCTTGGGCACCCAGTACCCCGGTACTAGCCCTATATTTGGTAACCTGCAAGCGCAGTACTACGCGGCTAACAACAACCAGCCCGGAATGATTGCGTACGTGATGGACAACCCCACCGCGCTGTTCAAAGCGTGCGTTCTGGCTCAGGCTCAAGGCTCGGCTAACACGCAAGCTAACACCAGCACGACGGTTGGCTACATGTCGCCTCGTTTCGTTGGAACGAACGCCTTCCTCGTCGCCGGTAACTCCGGTAGCACGACGACTGGCAACTCGGCAATGGGCATCTCTGGTGGTAACCCCACCGTGTCTAGCTCTGTAGCCGGAAACATCGTTCAGACGGTTGGTACTGGATCGGGCACGGCACCTTGCCTGCGCGTTGTTCAGTTGGTTCAGGAAACAGCCGTTACGGTTGCGACCACCCTGTCGAGCAGCCCATCGAACGCAACCACTTTCACCGTTGCTTCTACTACCGGTATCCAGCCCGGAATGGCAGTTGTGATTGGCGGAACCGTGTACTCGGGCGCAAGCACCGCACCGTTCCCAACGCTCTCAACTTTGGTTGTTACCGGTGTTGTGACCAGCACTTCGACGATTACCGTTAGTTCGGCAGTGACCGCCACCTCTGGCGCATCTGTTTCGTTCGTCGGTTTCCCAGAAGTGATCGTTGGCTGGAACTTCGGTTACCACAGCTATCTGCTCGCCGCTGGCGTCTAAG